CTGAAGATGAAGCTGCGGAGGATGAAGACAAAACCGATGAAGAGAAAGCCTCTGAGGCATTTTCGCGCTCTCTTTTCAAGGAGCAGTGTTTCTTGCTAGCTAAAATTTTTGAGATTGTAGATCATAAGAAGAGTTTAGATGGGAACAAAAAACTGCCCTATATCGGGGATGAAGCTAATGCATCGTTGTTGGCCGAAGGCGATCCTTTTAATTTTATGAACTTTTTAACTCAAAACACAGCACAAAGTGCTTTTTTTGACATGGAGACAAAAGAAATTTCTAGTCTTCAACCCATGATACGACTTTTTAAAGTGGGAGAAAATGACGATGGTACGGAATTTCAACAAGAAATTTTATTTGATGCCTACGCATCGTCAGCTGACGTCGAGAGTATCTTCGCAGATAAAAACCGAAGAGGGTTTGGGGTAGGCATAAAAAAGTTTTCTTTTACTTATGATGGTAACAATCCATTTGCAGCCAAGAAAAGTATTAAAGCCAAGCTTCAAATATTTTCTAACAGTTTTAGCGAACTATTAAGAGATAGAACCAGCGGCACTATTGCGGAAAATGGAGAAGAAGTGCCCCGCACTTATAAATATGCAGACCTAGCATTGAAAACTTCGGGCGGAGAAGCCAATACGGATGCATGTCCCGCTTCTGAAGAAGATGCCATAGATCAAGCGAGTGCCGCAAATTTAGCTAAGCTGAATTTTAGACTTAAAGCGGTAGTGGGGTGGGCGCCCCCTATAGCTGACACCAGCTTATTTACAACGATGAGTGAGGATAAGAAAATTAGTATATTGGAAGCCCTGAATGAATCTTACGTCACTCTCAATTTGACCCCTACCGTGCATGACTTTGATATTGATGATATGGGGCGTGTTAACTTCACCATTAATTATTTGGCCTATGTTGATGACTTTTTTGATCAAACCCAGTTTAATATTTTTTATGATGCCAATTCTGGGCTCTCGATTACGGAAAGGCAGCTGCTCTATAAATCTTTAAGTAAAAAATGTGGCTCCGATCAAGCTACTGAGATTAAAAAAGCCGATGCGGCGACGGGAGCCGTTAAAGCCGACAAGGATGAATCCATGCGCTCCTTGTTACGTCGCTTGCGTCAAGGAGGTCACATCAGATACATTCCTCTGTCTTACGAGGAACTTAGCAAGTTTCAAACCGAAGGGCCTTTTTTTGAAGCTTCAAGTTCGGCCGTCCCCCTCCCAATTGCCGACGGCAGTACCAGCGCTCCCACTGCAGATGAACTTACTCCTTCTATTGAGCCTGCGGAAGATGATGAAACAGCTACTAAAATTATGGATATTGCTAGCGAAGCCGGCGCCGCAGGGGTGAATCATTTAGGGTTCTTTTATGTGAGTGACTTGGTAGACGTTGTACTGGAGGGGGTAGGGGAATATTTGAGAGATTTTTCTAAAGATGGAGCACATTGGAATGCTATGACAGAAACCCTCATTGATGAATGCGAGAAGGAAAACGAAAAAATTGCTATTTCCAAGTTTCAAGATAACTTTAAGAAATTTAGGGTAGTTTTGGGCCCGATTGAAATCGTAAATCAACAAACGACCGACGAAGTCAAATTTATTAGCTTCGGAGACATCCCCATCTCAGTGAAATATTTTGTAGAGTGGCTGAATGAAAAAATGACAAAACAAGAACAGGTAACATACAATTTAAGTAAATTTTTAAGTGACTTATTTAATAATCTCATTCGTAATTTTTTGAATGATGATAGTTGTTTTACTTTCAACATTAAGCAAAAGGTGAGCTTAAATCAAGCTTGCGTTACTTCGTATAAAAACTCGGATGAAAATATTGATGAGATAACAGAGCACATGTTGCCTGGGACGCGTCTTGATATTGCTAAGATAAAAAGCTCAGGCGCGATGCCTTTGTTAAACATTTCGGGCCCCAAAGGCTTACCCGTCGTGGAAACAGGCCTGGGCAATGAGATAAATTATCTTCTTTACTCAGCGGGTCGCACACGACCTACGGGAAAGATGATGGGGGTGCGCGCACAAGATGAGGAGGATGGTGTATTTCATTATTTATTGGGGCGCCCACGGGGCATCGTCAAAAAGATTGGCCTTTCTAAAACTGAGTCACCTGGGCTCACGGAGGTGAGGTTTGAGCAAGAAGGGTATGATGGCCTTGAACAATTACGTTTCGTCTATGATGTAAATGTGGAGTGTTATGCCAATCCTAAAACTTTCCCGGGAACATATATTTACGTCGACCCGCGAGGCTTCGATCCGGCCGCCTCTACTTACGAAGAGTCAGAGTTAAATTTAACGAAGTATGGAATTGGAGGATATTGCATGATAATTCGTTCGGAAAACACATTTGGCCCCGGAGAAGCAAATACTACTTTAACTGCCAAGTGGGTAGCAGAAATCAACCCCGCAGAGGATGATGATGACGACAATGTCGTCCCCACCCCCACTACGTCCGGCGACGGTTCAGCATCCGCCTGTGACGCTCTTCTTACCAATCGAGAGGAAGCGGCCGAAGCGGCAACCGAAGAAGATGATGTGGGTATTATGGATACTGTTTCGAGTTGGTTTGGAGGTTAATAAATGTCGATTTTATATGCAGATTCAAACAAGGGAGGAGCCAGAGAGCTTTTTAATAAAAGAAAAATTTATAGAAGCGACGTCGGCCAAAGTTTAGAAGGATATAAGAACTTAGTAAATTTCAACTTTGGTGAAAAGTTTTTATACGGAAGAGTGAACAAATTATTTGTACCCATTGAGCTTAACACCGATTCTCTAAGTACACGCAATTTTAAATCCACCCAAGACCTATCTGCTGTTAATTTTGTAGTAGACGCGTTTGAAGGACTCGCGCGCCAATTCAACAAGTGCACGATGAACGGTAAAATCGCTGCAGATGATACCTATTTAAGTGGCTTAAAAGTATATAAGGCACGCACCGACACGACAGCTCTGTATGGGAAACATTTATTAGCGTACTCTACGTCAATTGTGGGAGCTTTGAGAAATCAAAATATCCGAGTTAGAAATTTCGATGAATTTATTCTTGAATTAGAACAAATGATTAACACCCAGGGCCACACTTTTCCTTTTACTAAGCCTGCGTTTGTCAAAAGTCGCTTTTGTCCCATAAATTGTTCTGGGCTGGCTGTAGAGATTGCGGATTTGGATCCAGCTAACGATGAAGATAAGGTTAATGAATTCGTCAACAGCAAGAACTGGCAATTCTATGTGGATACATGTCAAGCTTATGGATTTATGGTAGATCGTTTTGTGCCATGGCGCTTGGTGGCTGATATAGGATCATCACCCATGCTTGAATACGCCGCGAAGTATAACTTCAATACCACTAACCAAATTTTAAACTTGGGTTATACTTTGGTGTCTACGCAATACTTCACTAATTTTAAATTTCATCTCTTAAACATATATAATAAAGCGAAGTTGGATAGTTTTTTGGAAGTAGAAGAATGCGCCGGCGATAGCATTACGCGTCGAATCGTTCCTCAAACGTATTCCACTGCGCGCTTCACCGATTTATATTCGGACTCATATTTTTTGAACCTTTATTTTAAAATGCGATTCATAGAAGAGGAGTCTGTTTTCGAAGATTTTCAAAAAGAACTACTAATAAATGATTGCTTGGAGTTATATGAAGCCCGCGGAACCGGTGCGTCGCTCGAAGCGTTCGAAAGAATTCTCAATAAACCATTTGACTATCGGGGCTCGGTGAGCTATACTAAAGCATATCTAGAAGCTAAAGCAGCGGAGGGCTCTTGATATTCCAAACGCTGGACGATAAATCTCAGTGCGTAGGTGTTTATGCTGATGGACAGCTGTTTTTTGACGACTTTCCAACTGACCTTACCAAGACCTGGAAATATACAGGCTCTCTACGGGACACAGACATCCAGTATGGGTGGTTAATGGCTCAGGGCTCACCCCTCGATGAAGTCGCTCCAGAGCACCTTAGAGAGCCACTAGAGAAGTCCCAACGACGGCTCCGAGCCTACGTGCGGTCGTTTAGGTTAGCCAAGATAAGCCTACGAGATCATTGCATTTTCGATTTGGTACCCGAAGACTTTTTGAAAGAATTCTGCGAGATTAAAAACCAGATAACTGCACATGTTTTCGAAACTTGTGAAAAGCCGGCCTGTTATGATCACCTATCGCAAGTTTATAAGTTGCTCTATAAGCTAAAGTATCAGAATTTAAATTTGAATACACTCGATTGTAAGCCACTCTTTATGAGTTCAATCGTACACGCTCATGCCAAGAAACTCATTGAGGGTCCTCATTATATTGACTATAATTTATTTGGAACAGTCACAGGTCGATTGTCGACTTACCCAGGCTCTTTTCCAATGCTCACATTACAGCGGGGGCTGCGTAAGCTTATGAAGCCCCATAACGATTGGTTTATCTCTCTGGACTATAATGGCGCCGAACTGCGCACATTGATGGCGCTTTCTGGACAAGAACAACCGACGGATGATATTCATGAATGGAACATGAAAAACATTTTTGAATTGTCTTTAACGAGAGAGGAGGCGAAGACTACCATTTTCAGTTGGTTATATAATCCAGATTCTACGAGGATTACAACTGATATTTATAACCGGGACAGCCTCCTTAAAGAGTATTATAGTGAGGGATACATCACTACTCCCTTTGGACGTCATCTCCCAGTAGATCCTCGAAGAGCCTTTAATTATCTTATTCAAAGTACTACGGCCGATATTGTTTTAGATCGGGCGGTTGCCATCGATAAAGCTCTAGAGGGCACCAATTCTTGGGTCTCCCACATTGTACATGATGAAATCGTACTGGACATGACAGATGAAGACAGAGTGCTCATTCCGCAAATTAAAGAGCTTTTTGCTGCCAATACACTTGACACCTTTGTTGTTAATTTAAAAGCTGGCCGCGATTACTTAGACCTTCAAGAATTAAACCTATGATATCAATAATCGGTGTAGGAAACGGTGGTTCGGCTATCGCAGAAAAGTTCTCTGCGGTACCCCAGTATAATGTTTACTTAATGAATAACAAAATTACGCGTAATTCTAAATATAAGTTTAAACTAGCGTCTTACGAGGCGCCTGAAGAATACGAAGCTAATATTCCCGATGTAACTAAGTTTTTTGAAAATCTTGATGAGACTATTCAAATATTCGTGGTGGGGTCAGCTTCCACTACCAATTATATTTTAGGGATTTTAGAACAGATCCGACAGAGAAGAATAGAAATCTTTTATATTCAGCCCGATGTCGAATTATTGACAGGAGTCCCTAAACTCCAAGAGGCTACCGCTTTTGGAATTCTTCAAGAATATGCTCGCTCTGGGTTGTTTGATTCTATTACGTTAATGTCTAATTTAAACATTGAACAAATGACTGGAGATGTTCCTATTAAAACTTATTTTGATGTGTTGAATGACTCTATCTTTTCGACCACCCATTACATTAATTTTTTTAATCACACCGAGCCGGAAATCGGGAACGTTTCAAGACCTTCGTCGATCAATCGCATCCGTGCTGCAGCCCGACTGAATATGAAAACTTTAGAAGAAAATTGGCTTTTTGACCTTGACAACCCTCGAGAATTATGCTATTATCTTTGTATTAACGATAAAAAATTAGCAACCGAGGGCGGCTTGCACAAGAAGATAGTGGATATGTTAAAAGAGAAGCCAAAGAACGCTTTTAGGAAGATTTCGTATGCTATTTATGAGACTGAACACGAAGAAGATTTTGGGTTCTGCGTTGCCCACACAAACGTAGTACAGGAGAAGAAAACTCTTGACATGCTAGATCAAGAGTGATATAGTAAGACAATAAGGAACGCTTATTGTTACCCATCATAAAGGAGAAAAAACATGGGAATTGATATGGAGCTTATGCGCCGCAAGCTCGCAACTTTGCGCGGTGACAACGATGGAAACTCGGTCTGGTTCAAGCCAGACGAGGGAGACACGGATATTCGAATTGTTCCGATGAACGATGGTGATCCGTTGAAGGAAATGTTCTTCCACTATAATGTGGGCGAGCATCGTGGGGGCATTATGTGCCCGAAGCGCAATTTCGGGGAACATTGTCCGATTTGCGAGTTCGCTTCCCAGCTATGGCGTGAAGGAAGCGACAACAACGACGAGGAAAGTAAGAAGCTAGCGAAGTCATTATTCGTTCGCACTCGGTATTTTTCGCCAGTCGTTGTGAGGAGCCGAGAAGACGAAGGCATTAAGGTCTATGGCTATGGAAAAATGGCTTATGAACTGCTGCTAGGGTATATTCTCGATCCAGAGTATGGTGATGTCACTGATATTCAAGAGGGTACTGACATTACTTTAACCTACACCAAGCCCACTAAGCCTGGTGCGTACCCTCAAACAAACCTGAAGATGCGTCGTAATACTTCGCCACTGCTCGAGGACCAGGATGCTATCCCTGCCCTCCTTGATGGTATGCCTGACTTTAATAGCCTATTTGAGCGCTATAGTCCCGAGCAAATCGACGCGATTCTCGATGAGCAATTGGCTGGCGACGGCTCTGCTGAGAGCAGATCATCTGAGACGACCAAGTATGGCACCAACGAGAAGAATGACGTAGAACGTGCTTTCGATGAGTTGATGACTGGTTAGGATTCAGGTTTGACCCGCAGGGAGGCATGGGGAACAGATGCCTCACATTTTTAGCAAGGAGAGCAAATGGCAAGAAAAGCCAAAGAAACAAAAGCAGGGCGCGTATCGATGCAAGATCTAATGAGTCTTGTGAATAAGAAGGCAGGCAGAAACGTCGCCCACGATTTAACGGGCGAGAACCCAACAGAAGTTAAGGAGTGGATCCCCACAGGATCTCGCTGGCTTGATAGTATAGTGTGTAAGGGACGAGTGGCGGGAATTCCCGTTGGCAAGGTCACAGAGATCGCCGGCCTTGAAAGCACAGGAAAGTCCTATATGGCCGCGCAGGTTGCTGCTAACGCCCAGAAGACAGGGAAGCTTGTGGTTTACTTTGATTCGGAGTCGGCGATTGACCCAGACTTTTTATCACGAGCAGGTTGCGATCTTGAACAGTTAATGTATATTCAAGCATCCTCAGTTGAGTTTGTATTAGAGACTATTGAGGAGTTGCTGGGAGCCACCGATGATCAGCTAGTTTTCATTTGGGACTCTCTGGCGTTTACACCATCAGTATCAGACGTTGAAGGAGACTTCAATCCACAGTCTTCCATGGCAGTGAAGGCGCGCATTCTCGCAAAGGGAATGTCAAAGCTCGTGCTTCCTATTGCTGACAAGCAAGCAACGCTCATCGTGCTTAACCAGCTAAAGACCAACATTCCGCAAGGGCCGAACGCACGTATTGTGGCGATGACTACACCGTATACCACCCCTGGTGGTAAAGCGATGCATTATTCATACTCGTTGCGGATCTGGCTTACGGGGCGAAAGGCGAAAAGTTCTTTCATCGAAGATGATAAGGGCTTCCGTATCGGCTCAGAAGTTAAGGTAAAGCTTGAAAAGTCGCGCTTTGGCACACAGGGCAGATCTTGTACTTTTCGCATCCTCTGGGGTACCGAGAGTATTGGCATTCAATGCGACGAGAGTTTGTTTAATGCTATTAAGACATCCGAACACTTGACAAGCGCTGGTGCTTGGTATACGCTCAAGATGGCAGATGGATCAGCTATCAAGTTTCAACCGTCTAAGTGGGTTGAGAAAATGGAAGACGAAACATTTAGAAGTCGCGTGTATGAACTAATGGATGAAGAGGTAG